AATGCTGGAAACGAAGTAACTGATATCAGAGCATTCCGTAACGGTTTAACTTCATCTTCATATGCAGTCCTTGATTCAGGCTACAAATATCAGTACGACAAATACTCAGACGTTTATCGTTGGGTACCACTCAACGGTGACATTGCTGGTCTATGTGTACGTACCGATAACGAACGTGATCCATGGTTCTCACCTGGCGGTATGAATCGTGGTGTAATCAAGAACGTAATCAAACTTTCATGGAATCCAACAAAAACAAATCGTGATGACTTATATCAGATTGGTGTAAATCCAGTTGTATCATTCCCCGGTGAAGGTACAGTTCTGTTTGGCGACAAGACAATGTTGAGCAAGCCAAGTGCATTTGATCGTATCAATGTACGCCGTCTGTTCATCGTTCTTGAAAAAGCAATTTCACGTGCAGCACGTTTCTCACTATTTGAATATAACGATCAGTTCACACGTGCCCAGTTTGTTGCATTAGTTGAACCATTCCTGCGTGATGTTCAAGGTCGTCGTGGTATCACAGACTTCCGTGTAGTTTGCGACGATACCAATAACACAGGAGAAGTTATTGACCGTAATGAGTTTGTTGGTGACATTTACATTAAACCTGCTCGTTCTATCAACTTCATTCAACTTAACTTTGTTGCGGTACGCACAGGTGTAAGTTTCAATGAGGTGGTAGGTGCAGCCTAAATAAAAGAGAAACAGGAGAAAATTAAATGGCATTTAACGTAAATCAGTTCCGTTCACAATTAACAGGTGACGGTGCCCGCCCAAATCTATTTGAGGTAAGTTTGCCGTTTCCTGCGTTCTCAGCACCAGGAAACGCTCAAACAAAAACAACGTTCATGTGTAAGACAGCACAACTTCCAGGGGCAACTCTGGGCGTTGTGCCTGTTCAATACTTTGGTCGTGAACTAAAGTTTGTTGGCAACCGTACATTTGCTGATTGGACAGTAACAATCATCAACGATGAAGATTTTATTATCCGTAATGCATTTGAACGTTGGATGAATGGCATCAATAGCCACAATCTAAACGTTCGTAACCCTCTTGCAAGTACGCCATTGGGTTACTCAGTTGATGGTGAAGTTACTCAGTTTGCAAAAGCTGGTAATTCAATCAAAAAATATAAGTTTGTTGGTATGTTCCCAACTGACATTACTCCAATCGATGTTGATTGGGGCTCAAATGATACCATTGAAGAGTTTTCTGTAACGCTTACCTATCAGTGGTGGGAAGCAGTTGCAGACGGTGTGGTCTAAGAGTAAGGGTGTTTTACCCCTACTTTTATTTTTGAAATGAGAGGATAACTCAGCGTGGCAATCAAACTGTTTGGCTTCACAATCGGAGCAAGGGATGTCGTTCAGAAAGAAAAACCTGAACAGGCATCCTTTACTCTGCCGTCTGCTGCACAATTAGATGATGGTGCAGTTACCGTTACACAGAATGCGTACTACGGTACTTATGTTGACTTAGAAGGTTCAGTTCGTAATGAGATTGAACTTATCACACGATATCGTGAGATGTCAAATCACCCAGAGTGTCAAATGGCCATTGATGAAATCGTCAATGAAGCTATTACACATGACGAATCTGGTAGAGTTGTTGACATCGTTTTAAACAATCTCAAGCAACCAGAATCAATCAAAAAGAAAATCATTGAAGAGTTTAATACAATTACTAAGTTGTTGAACTTTTCAAATCTTGCCGACGATTTATTTAAACGTTGGTACATTGATGGTCGTATGTTTTATCACATCGTTGTCAATGATGAGAATCCAAAAGAAGGTATCAAAGAACTTCGTTATATTGATCCACGTAAGATTCGTAAAGTACGTGAAATCAAAAAAGATCGTGATCCAAGAACAGGTGCAATGGTCATTGTATCGACTGCTGAATACTATGTGTTCAATGACCGTGGTACAACAACACAAACATTTACAGCAAATGTAGGTCAAGGTCTCCGCATATCACCAGATTCAATTGTGAATATCAACTCTGGTCTGATGGATGCCAAGAATACATTTGTTATTTCATATCTACACAAAGCAATCAAGCCACTCAATCAATTAAGAATGATTGAAGATGCGATTGTTATCTATCGTATTTCACGTGCGCCAGAACGCCGTGTTTTCTATATCGACGTTGGTAACTTACCACGTGGTAAAGCAGAACAATATCTGCGTGACATTATGATCAAGTATCGTAACAAACTTGTTTATGATGCAAACACAGGTGAACTACGTGATGAACGTAAGCACATGTCGATGCTTGAAGATTTCTGGTTGCCACGCCGTGAAGGCGGTAAAGGTACAGAAATTACTACTCTACCAGCCGGACAAAATCTTGGTGAACTGGAAGATGTAAAATACTTCCAGAAGAAATTATTGCAGTCATTGAATGTACCATACTCACGCCTTGAATCACAAGAAGGTGGTCTTGCAGGTTTAGGTCGTTCACAAGAAGTCACACGTGATGAACTCAAGTTTGCCAAATTTGTTGTTCGTCTGCGTAATAAGTTTTCTCAATTGTTTGATGATCTTCTTCGTACACAATTGGTACTCAAAGGTATTTGTACCCGTGAAGAGTGGGATGAATTCAAAGAACAAATCTATTATGACTTCCGTAAAGACAATAACTTTACAGAACTTCGTGAAGCAGAACTGTTACAGAATCGTCTGCAAATGGTACAATTGGTTGATCCATTCGTTGGTCGTTATTTCTCAAACAAGTATGTCAAAGAAAAAATTCTGATGATGACTGAAGAAGAAATTGATCAGATGGATGAACAGATTGCTGAAGAAAAAGATACACTACCCGCTGACATGCAAGGTCCTGTAATGGGTGGACCACCAGGCGGTGACCAGCCACAAGCAGAACCAGAAGATAACACAATTGAGAATACGGAAGAAGAAGAATCACTGACACCTGGTCTTGATGACGAGGTAAACAAGTCAGTTATCAGTATAAATAATAGACGCAAAGTTTAATAGGGGAAACAAAATGGATCTTCAAGAAATGATTAATCACATTGCTGCTGGCGATAGCGTGGCAGCAAAAGAAAGCATAGAAAATATTCTATCAGCAAAAGCGTTTGATGCGCTCCAAACTCGTAAACAAGAAATTGCTTCAACTCTTTTTGGTGGTCAAGAGCAAGAGCAAGAGCAAGAGTATGAAGAAGCAATGGAAGAAGGTATAAAAGGTGCTGCTATTGGTGGCGCATTAGGTTCAGTTGGTGGTCCAGTTGGTGCTGCTGTTGGTGGTGCATTGGGTCATGTTGCTGGCGAAGGTCTTGCTAGTTTAAGAAAGAGAACCGTTTCTGCAGGAAAAGCTTTCGCCACGAAACCATCACGTGATTAATCAATGAAATCTTTAGTAAATTTTAAATCTATCGTAGAAGAAGAGAAGTCCGATTATTCAAAGTTGGACGCTCTTGTTCGTGCTGGTTTGGCCAATAAAGCACAGTTACAACGTATCCATAAAATAATGGATAAGATGAGTGAAGAACGACCAGTGTTCAATAATGCTGATCGTGAAATCATGCGTAATCTTTTCAATCGTATGGCTGATTTGATTACCAGTGACAAACAAATTTATACCAAAGCAAGACAAGCAGTTCGTGAAGATTTAAATGAAGGTATGATTGACACTGCCGATTTTAAAACAAATATTGAAGGTAAAAAATATCGTCGTTCAAGATTAAAAGTTGGTGATGTTGGTTATGATATGAAAGAAGCTAGAAGCGACAGTATTGGTAGTGCTTACCCATTAGTGCCAGACCCACCTGTTGTTTTGGTAATCAAGCGTAAAGCAGTTCGTTTATATCCAGACGGCACACGTGTTGCTTTATATTATAGTGACAAGCTCAAAAGAGTGTTCAGTTTACCATATGGTCCTACTGTTGATGCTGTTGTTCAAGCAGAAGAGTATATCAAAGAACTTGTAGAAGCAGAAGAATTAATACTCAATGATGGTAACTCAATTACATTAAACGAAGAAAGTAAACAGATTTTAATTGATACTTACAATCAATTAGATGAAGAAAATAAACAAGTATTCTGGCAACAACTAACAGAATCAATAACAACATTTGGTCAACTCAATGAGTTTTGTAGAACTAATTCTTCAGAATAAATTAGACGAAGCAAAGAAATTAATCTTTGATCGTTTAGATGACATTGCTTCTATCAGAATGGAAGAAGCAAAACCATTCGTCGTCGATGAGATGTTTGAAGAGATTGAAGTTGATGAAGAAGTATTAGAAGAAGCGGCAAAGAAACGCAATCCAAATGTTGTAAAAATGGGCAGAGTGCAAAAGATTCGTCGCCGCATTCGTCGCAATAAAAAAGGTAGAATTATCGTACAGAAGAATGTACGCAAATCAGCAATAAAAGGATATCGTTTGTCTGGTAATACAGTAAAACGTATACCGGCAACAGTAAGATTACGTAAAGCACGTTTACTCAAACGTTCTTGGAAAACAACGAGAAAAGCAAAACTTAGACGCACATTGATGAAGAGAAAAATGTCAATGCGCCGTCGCAAATCTATGGGACTAAAATAAAATGCCATTTGAAATTACCAACACACTAAGAGGTCTATCAGTTATTCGTGCTGTTGATGCTGGTACGTATACATTTACTCTTAATGATTTGAGAGCAAATACAACTATTGAAAACGTTACTGGTGCCGACATCAAACGAA